GGATCCCACCCGACTTCTGGCGCTATCAAGCTTACCATGTCGAGTTCTGGCGAGTCAACTACTTCGCCGCTACTGTCCCTAGATCATTCCGCATGCGGTTCTAGGGCTAAACCTTGTTACGAGTGTACTAAGTACACTCGTGATGAGAAGGTGATTGTCACGAACGGGTTAAGACTTGTTCGGATTCGATTTGGGATTCCCCAGACCGAATTACCGGATCTTGCAGTTTCTGAACTGCCCCGTTACCTTCTCTTCTTACTTAACGCTGGTAAGGTGCGGACCAGCGTGCCATTCCCCCGCAAACAGAGTTTTAAAAACTCTCAGGGGAATGACGGTTTCTGCCAACTGCAGAGACTGTGCCGACGAGACCGTTGGAGTTTGGCTCACTCTTTGAACTCAATCAGGAGGAACCTCCCCTCCGGATGCCGTTGGCACACACCCTCAGCGCGGCCTGCTTGGGAGCAGACCGCGTTTTCCTCTCCCCCTCCCGTATCTCCTGGTTTCCTGCGATTTGTTCGCAAGGAGGTTCGGAAACTCTTTCCACATGGCTGGGATCGTACGTACATATCCCACGTAGAGAGCCATGTTCCTAATCCCACTTCTCGCTTTGAGAAGGAACGAGCTGACATCCTTATGTCTCGCTCGGGGTGGAAAGATTTCCGCCGTAGGTGCATCATTGGCAAGCTAGACAGCTATACCTTTGAAGCACGGTACAAAGAGGTCATGTCAGCCGGCAAGAAGCGACCACTCGTGATCTACGATCACAAGGTGGACTATCTCGCCCCGCTACACAAGACCATCAACCGCGCTCTGGGCCGGCACTCTTGGGTGCTCTACGGTCCGCCTACGGAACAGAAGATTTCATCTACCGCCCGGTATACCAACAACACTAGTGTTGATTTGGTGTCTGCCACAGACAACCTCTCTCTCGAGGTTACAGAGGCAATACTGGGCTCTATCCTCGCCAAGAGTTCATTGGTGCCGGCCGGTATTAAGTTACTGGCCTTTGCATCTCTTTACCCTAGCGTAGATGGACGTGAGGTCACTCACGGGCAGATGATGGGAACCTACCTCTCTTTTCCCCTCCTCACTCTTCACTCTTACCTCGCCGCCCGCTGGGCTACCCGAGGTAT